AAGCCGTACGAGGTCTTGCACGCCTGTGCAGGGGGTGTCCCCGGTGGGGGTTGGCGGTTTTTCACCATGGAATCAATGTTTTTGTGGTTTGTTGTTGGAACTTGATGTTTGGTTGTGTTCTGTTGCCTTTGCTTCTGTTGCATGTTCTGCAGATGATTTGCCCGTTGTCGAGGGTGTTGAGTCCTCCCCTGCTGACGGGTGTGATGTGGTCGGCTTCGGGACTAGTTGGGAGATCATGGGTGTTCCAGGTGATGGTTGCTCCGCAGAGTGGGCATTCGGTTTGGCCTTGTTGTCGGGCTTGGGTGATGAGCCTTGCCCGCCAGCGCCGATGGGCGGAGGATGCGGTGCGGTTGGTGTGTGCCATCACGCCCCCCTATCGTCTACCATGCCTCTATGGCCTCTCATTGTCTCTCTAACGGCCTGGAATCGTCTGGGGGTATGAATACTCTACCCTTGCCCTGCTGTTCGATTCTAGGCCCTGTTTTGTTCACTTGAGGGGGTGTTCTGTTTGTGCCGGGGTGTTTGTTTTCTCTTCCTACCCCCTGGCATGTGAAAAAGATCACATCGCCCCCCAGCTGTGTCAAAAGAGAAGGACACGAAAGAAAAATGGGGGGTGGATGGGTGTTCGCGTTTCACAGCTTAGCGCTTGGCGCCTAGCGTTGAAGGAACACGGGCTCAGCGGGAACACCTTAAGGTTTTAAAGTCTTCTACATATAATATACACTTTAAGTCTTACCCGGTGTTAAGGGTGTTGGCGTGACACGCCGTACGCCTTCAGCCGAACACACCAAGCCGTAAAGGGACACAGGTGTAAGAGTGTGGTGAGTGTGCAACCGGGAGCGTGCGACCGGTGGTACACGAGACACACGGCGAAAAGCCCATCGGCGCTGATGGTAAAGGTTCCCCTTCTCCCCTGATGAAGAAAAGAAGAGAAGAGAGAAAGAACCAAAGAGAGAAGAGAAGTAAAGAAGTTAACCCCTTAGCTCTTCTAAAACTTTTATAACTTATAAGCTTTAATACTTATATTATATTATAATACCTATAAGCTTTAAGACTTATAGGTTATAATATTAAAGTTTAAGACTGATGATTAACTTTAAGTACTTAAGGTCTTTAATGTTTTATAATTACTTTAAGTGTTTAAAGCTTTATGGTTATTTTAACTCTTTAAGTCTTAAACACTGATGTTAAGTTTATATCCTTAAGTGCTAAGCCTTTAAGGTTTTATAGTTACTTTAAGACTTTAAAACTTTTATAGTAACTTAGATCCTTAAGTACCTAAGACTGATGCCGAGCCCTTGAGGGGGCTCGGTGCTCAGCGTTAAGGTTTTAAGGGCTTAGCACTAAGCCTTGAAGCTTTAAAGTGTTTGGTAGACTGATGGATGTAAGGGTGAAAGCCGCGTCAGCGGATTTCGGCCTTGCGTCCAGCTGGCTACCTGTCCAGCCTATCATACCCCACCTGGGATGAGTCAAACTGGTGGATTTGGCTCTATAGGCGGGTTTGAGGGGTGTAAACGGGTGTTTTTGGTGGTAAAGGTCCAAAAATTAAACCTAAACTTTTCCTTAAATTTTCTTAGAGTCTTGTAACCTTTAGGGGTGGTTAAGGCTGAAACCCCTAGTCAGAACGGGTTTCACTCCCGGACAGCTGTCACACCTTGACTCTTGTGTCCTTTCCGAACACGCTAGGCCCATCAGTGCTGAGGGTGTTCCCTCAGGCTTTCGAGTACTCGTCGCTAGGGCTCCTCGTACTCTCAAGCCTTCCCTGATGGTGTGTACCCTTTTCAGGGCTGTGCCTGTTCGGGCTGATGCCGAGCCCCTCACGGGCTCGGTGCTAACTGCTAATACCATCGGTGCTAAGCGCTAAGACCTTAAGGCTTGAAGGCTGATGCCCCCCCTCTTTCTTTTACCGCGTCCTTCTTCCCCCACAGCCACCAACACTGTCCACATAGTTGAGGCTTAGCTAACCAGGATAGGGGTTGATGATCTATGCCGAGATGGTTGATCGCGTATCGGGCTCTGGGGTGCGTCTAGAATCGATCAGAAAGTGCTGGGGGTACAAACACCTAGGGTTGAGGGTGTAAGAGCCTTAGAGGACCCTTTAAAGGCCGTACAGTGGCATTTCTGTCCCTGATGCCATCTGCAGGATGGGCTGGTGGATGCTTGTGGTACCCCTCAAGTCTAGGCGATGTGACATATCTCACGCAGACCATAAGCCCTCCAAACACCCGTACAGCCGGACCATCCAGCGCTCCCAACTGGACACCCTCTTCCAGTCAGTGCCACCTGCCATACCACCCTCCGCCCAGAAATGCCCCCCAGAGCCACAGAAAGGGGCTTAGAATCGATTTGTATGGTCGCTCTAGTATATTCCTACCCCCAGAAGATTTGAGACGCTGAGAGAGGCCATAAAGGCTTAAGTGAGATACGCCACATCTCATGCCACACTCATATGAAACGCTCAATCGGATTGAGCGCAGCCTTGACTGTGGGGTCGCAGCCCGCACACTCTAGAAACCACAACAACCCCTACACCACCGAAAGGAGCACACCCATGGATGGCACACTCATCACACCATCCTTCACATCCCTCTACAGGCAGACAGAAATCAACCCCCTCAGCCTCCACAGCCTCACCGGAAACCATTCAGACGACATCGATCTGGATATGGTGCGCCGCATGTACCACGCTAAAGTACAAGAAGCCATACGACTCATCCGACCCCGGTGGACTGTCACCCTCGACGGCGCCGTATACGGAGACTACGACTGGCGCCACCTATCTGAGAATGAGGCCGAGGAGCTCCACGACATGATCGACGTGATCGATGTAGACGCCATCCTTGTCGCATCCACCCGATAAACCCTCAACAACGTTATAAGCAACGAAAAGGAAATAATCATGCAAAAGATCGCCGACCACTTCACCCAGCTCTACACCCCCGCCAGCTACGACTGCCCCACACCCTTCGACCTGACACGCCTCGAAAACCTCTCCTGCGACCACATGGATTTTGAGGGCCTCGCCGAAGCCTACCGACAGAGTGTGGAAGCCGAACTCCACAAGCTACGCCCCAACACGTTTATCGCCACTGATGGCACCGTATTCAGCCACAACGAGTGGAAGCCACTCACCGGCGATGAAGCCACACAACTCTACTGGAATGTGAGCCGCATCAATGTTGGCCATCTACTCACCCTATGCGCCCGATAAAACCCCTAGCCACACAAGTATCGCTCAATCGGATTGAGCGCAGCCTTGACATGGGGAACCGCCCACACCATGATTAATCATGTCAGCAACGAACAACACCCCGGAAAGGGGACAACAATCATGAACAAGAAAAACGGCTACACCATCGCCGGAATCACAGCCGCCATCATCGCCGCAGCCTCATTAATGCCAGCACCCGACGACAACCCGCCACTCGCCTCACAGCCAGCCCCACAGGCCACCACAGCCAACACCGAATGGACACCCAAAACCGTCCAACAGCGCAAAGCCGAGAAAGCGTCACGGCAGGCAGCCGCCACCCGCTCCCTACAAGCCGAGCAGGCCAAAACCCACAAGCAAGCCCAAGCAAGGGGGGAAGAAACCGCCACCGGACTCACCATGATCACGGCCGCACACACCTGCAACCGCAAAGCCGAACAACAGGCCGCAGCCCAAGGCGTCAACTGGAACGGCAACCCCGACATCGACCTCCAACTCCACAAAACCATCGGTAAAGACACATTCAGCATCGTCTACGGCGCAACCGCGAAACAGCCCGGCGCATCCAAACTCCCCGTCACCGTCCACTGCCTCGTCACCGGAACAGAAGACCACCCGCACGTCACCGACCTCAACATCAACCCGCAACAGTAACCCGCCAAGGAGCATCCCCGCTATGCCTCTCCTCTCCCACTACGCTGTCACCACCGGACTCGCCGACACGGCACACATTATTCACCACACCGGCGGCACACTACGCACAGCCACCGACATCGCCTCCCGCATCAACACCCTCAACCCAGACATTGATCTCGACCACCAAATCCACCAACTGTTATCTATCGAAACCGACCTGTACAACATTTATAAAACCATCAACACCATTCTTCAGGAGCAAGCATGAACACACCCAACAACAACATTGAGCTGCACAGTTACGAAACGTTCTTCACCAGCCTCGCCTGGATCCAAGGCGGCATCATCACATGGATGTACGCAACCGGCACCAGCCACAAAGCCGCCCTCGCCATTATTGCCGCATGCGCCCTCGCCGCCCTCCTAGGTGCATCAACACTCACCAACAATCCCCGAGACAGCAAATGATCACAACACCCATACTGATCGCTGAAACCCTCGCCATCATTATTCTCGCCGTCGCCCTAGCCCACGATAACAACCAGTAACCCACCCTTAAGGAGCACACACCCCATGGATGAGCCCACCCGCATGTACACCGACCCCAACAGCGGTGCCCGAAAAGAATTGAAACTTTGCCGCCTCTCCCTCATCGACCCCGCATCCCTCCACTCCCTCGGCGAAGTAGCCGGATACGGTGCCACCAAATACGGCGACAACAACTGGACCGGAGGATACCCGTGGAGTCACAGTGTCGACGCCCTCTACCGCCATGTGCTATCCTGGCAGCAAGGCAACAACCTCGACCGCGAATCCGGGCTGCCGCATCTAGCCCATGCGGCCTGGCACTGCCTCGCCCTTCTCGCATACCAGCAACACGATGCCGGCCAAGACACCCGCAACCCATGGAACAAAAGCGACAAGTAATGCCTCTAGCACAAAAACCGTCCATCATCGACCATCCAGGCCACATCTCCTACAGTTCACTCACCCAGTGGGCCGAATGCGGTGAAAAATGGCGCCTCTCACACGGCTACCATGCCCAACACCACACCTGGTACGCCACCATCGCCGGAAGCGCCATACACCACATCACCGAACAATACGACCTCCACCTGTACAATCCCGCCGAATACCCTGCACTGCCAGACAAACTCTCATCCTTCAAAAACATTTTCGACACCCAAGTCGCCCTCGCCGAATCCGAAGGCACAGAAATCAAACCCTCCGGCAGAATATGCAAAAACATGTGCGAGTCAGGCGGGCCACACAAGAAAGACTACGACTGGTGGATGGTTTACGGTCAAACCTTTGTTGACCGGTGGAAAACATGGAGGCGCAACCATCCAGAATATGCTATCGCTGTTATTGACGGCGAGCCGGGCATCGAATACCCGGTAGAAACCATCCTCGACGACGGAACCACTATTGTCGGCTACATCGACCGCATATTCACCAACACCGACACCGGCGAAACATTCATCCTCGACCTCAAAACAGGACGCCTACCAGCTGATAGTATGCAGCTGCACACATACCGGTACATGCTCGAACAACACGACATCCATGTGACAAAAGGCATGTTTTGGACACCGGCCACCAGCCGCAACGACGATAAATCCCCCGCACAGGGCACATCCACCGAACTCTACGATCTTGACAACAACACCTACCGGCATGTATCATCCATGTACAAGCAAGCAATGAAAGGAATCAGTCAAGGCATCTTCGTCCCACACGTCACAACACTCTGTAAAGGATGCCCCGTACGAGACGCCTGCTGGGCCGTCAACGGCAAAAACTCGTACAGATACCCGATAGAAACCACCGTACAGCCACCCCAAACAGACAATAAAGAAAAGGAAAACAAGTGACAGAAGAGCACACCACAGACAATGATCGACTCACGATCACACTCAAATATGGTGGAGACTATGCTGCACCATGGACCGTCATTAGGGGAGACACAGCAGAGCAGACAAAACAGGCCATCATCGACCTGCTAGGAGGATTGAAAGACGAAACCGTATCGAAAGACTGGGATCTTGCAACACTCGTAGCGAGCGCATCCATCATCCTCCAAGACCGATACAATCAGGCCGCCAAAGACTACGTAAACAAAATCGCATCCAAAGAAAACACCATCGTCATCAACAAAATCAACAATGCAACAAGCAAGGCACAGCTAGCAGACCTTCTAAAACAGTACAAAAAGATCATCACTAGCAATAGCGACGTGTCAGAGGCTTTCCGCACTAAACGAAACAGCCTCACCCGATAAACCAATATAAGCCAACAAAAACAGACACAACAGTAAAGGATAACACCATTATGGGACTCGCCAACTACCGCAACAACAACAGCAACAGCACCTTCTTCAACCCCTCCCGAAACCAGGACGCCACCGCCATCGCCTTCAAAGTGCACGACGTGGAACACAACACTGAAGGCTACGGTGGACAGACCGCCGATCGCATCTACGCTGATGTCACCATCTTCCACACCCTAGACGATCTCAACAACGGCACCCCAGAAACCATCCCCAATGCTATTATTGAGAAAGCGCGCGGCAACAACGATCGCCCACACTCCATGATCCGCGATCTAGAGGCATACCTTGGCGAGGAGCAGGCCTTCAAACTCGCCACCGTGCGCACCAAAAACGGGTTCAACGCGGTCGTGCTCAAACCATTGGACGACGCCATCTACGACCTTGTAGCAGCCTATGTCGACCAGCGAGACAGCCACACCACACCTGACACTGGCGAAGAAGTGGATATCGACTCCATCTGACCACCCACACAACCAACAGACAGATAGATTAAGGTCCCGATGCTCTCTCTACAACGATCCTTCGAGAGAGCCTCCCAAACCGCAGCCGAGCTGCCCCGCATACCCCAGCTAGACCCCCTCTACCGCAATCTGGACATGCACATCCACAAAGGGGATTTGGTGATGATCGCGGGGCGCTCCGGCAGCCAAAAATCCGGGCTAGCCATGTTCATCACCGCCATGCTCAACCAGCCAGCCCTCTACATATCAGGGGACATGACACCCTGGGAGGCCTCCACACGAATCATCTCACTCAACACCCAACACACCACCACCCAAATACAACAAAACATCGACGACTACGGGCCAGAATACTATCGAGACAGCATCCACCACGGCCAACACATCACATTCTCATTTCAGTCACCCATCACCTGGACCGACATCACCATGGAGTTACAAGCCTACATGGAAATGTGGAACACCTTTCCCCCCATCATTGTTATCGACAACCTGATGGACATCCAAGACTGCGAGAGTGACTATCAGGCCCAGCAAGAAGCCATGCAATGGATCACAGCATTGGGTAGAGATACTGGCTCCACCATCATCGTCACCCACCACGCAACCGACAAAACCGGAACCGACATTGAACATCCGCCAGCACGCAGGGAAATCAAAAACGGCCTCTCCGAAAAACCACAACTCATCCTCGGAGTCTCATTGTATGGTGGCGAGGATAACGGCAACGGGCTATCGATCCCGGCAGAGGCTCGCATCGCAGTGCTAAAACAGCGCACCGGCAAATCCAGCCCCGACGGCACCCGATACGAACGACTGCGAGCCTACCCCGAATACACATTCTTCGGACCCCTAGTCGAAAAACAGCCATGGAACATGACCACAACACACAAAGGACTATGATGGCGACACAGCAGGCACGCAACCGCAGGGCAGGCGCAGAATGGGAAACACGATTATTGCACCAGCTACGCGACACCGGACACAATATCGAACGTCTCCACCTCAACGGCCGCGAAGACGAAGGCGACCTCATCCTCACAACCGGCCATAAAACCTACATTATCGAGGCGAAAGCCGGGCAACCACACCTAGCCCAATTCGTGAAACAAGCCAGCCGAGAGGCACGCAACTACGAAACACACCGAAACAAACAAAACAATTCCACCATCGGACTCGTAGTGATGAAACAGCGCAACAAGCCATGGAGCGAAGCCTATGTGGTATCAACCCTCAACGAGCTCCTCCCACACCTCTGACACCTGCCGCCTCCTCGACACCTACCGGATACGGTACAATCCGTCCAGGAACGAGCAACACATCCTCTGCCCGTTTCACGACGACCACCAGCCCTCCATGAGCATCAACCTCGACAAGGGCGTCTGGTACTGCCACACATGCGGTGTCGGAGGCGGACTCGCCAAGCTACAACAACGATTAGAAGAAGAAAACCCCCATGTACGACAGCATACGCCCATACAACATTGCGGAACGCCGCCGAATCCAGAAAGCCTCGGCCCTCTACGAAACCCACCTCGAAAACATTCTCGACCTGCTCTCAACAAGAGGCATCAGCGAAGAAACAGCCCGCTACCACCACCTTGGATACATCGACAATGACCCCATACCAGGCCACGAAGACTACAACCAGTGCATCACCATCCCATACATGTACCCCGTTTGGGGGCGACCAGCCGAGATACGAAAAATGCGTTTCCGCTGCTCACTCCCGCACGACTGCAAAACCCACAACCACCCCAAATACCTAACCCCGGCAGGAGACACAGGCTCCATCTACAACATGGCCGCCATGGCCAACCCGGCAGCCGAAATGCACATTTGCGAAGGCGAATTCGACTCCATGATCCTCGAACAATGCGGATGGTCGGCCGTCGCCCTACCCGGCGCAACCTCGTGGCAAACTTTTTGGACCAAATTTTTTGAAGGCTACGACCACATCTACATCTGGTCAGACCCAGACAAGGCGGGAGACCAGATGGCCCACACCCTCACCCAAGCCCTACCGCAAGCCGTGCACGTGCCCCTCACCCTGGGGGATGTCACAGACACCTACCTGCAAGCCGGGAAAACAGGGTTGACACAAGCGCTAGACACAGTGCTACAATAAAACCACACAAGCAACCCAAACAAAGAAAGGTACACTAAAACATCATGGATCCCCTCGACACGTGCCCCATCCCCAACCGGCGCAACACCAGCCAATCAGCCAGGAGGCGCATACGCCTCGCCATCTGTGCAGAAAAATGGGCCGATGGTGAAGACCCACTCCGCATCATGCACACCTGGGGCACCACCTATGATGGGATGCGATCCATGATCCGCGCCAACCCCGACATTAAACTACCCGACGACATGGCCAAACGTTTACACAAAGTTTGCCGGGAAGCCTACCCCAAAAACCAGCCCAACAGGCATCGAAGCGGATGGGACCAATACGAGAAGGAATACTACACCCACGAAATCCTCTTCCTGAACCAATTTAACATCCCAGCCCTCGAAATATTGGACCGGCTAGACGTGTCATGGACAATGTGGAAACATATCATCACCGAAAACCATCTCACCCGGCTACAAGACGAAACCTACAATGCGTGCCGCTGGCACTATCTGAAACAGCAACACCCCGATTGGACCGACCAACAAATCACACAAGCCCAACACGCCGAGAACAACACCTTCAACCAGTTCATGCAAGACGACCAGCCGGCACTATCGTGAGCATCGCATTCAAACCCACCACCAAAAACCGGCAAGCCATTCGTGACATCATCGCACAAAACACCACCATCAACCCTGACAGCCTGCCAAACAGTATGTTGCAAAACATTATTGAATACTGCTGGCAAGCCTTCACAGCCAGCAACCGCTACGCCGTAGCGGCACAATACTGGCGAGGCCAAAACCCTCCCGACCAGCAGCATCAGCGCATACTAGTCGGCTACTACAAAACCTTAAAACAGGCCGAAAACGCCGCCAAACAATTCCACTGGAACACCCGGCTACAACAACAATGGAAAACATGGATACTACCCGTGCATAATGGCACCGTCTCCGAACATTTCATCAAACAAAAAACACTCTTCGACACACAAACCAGCAACCAGGGTGACGCCGCACTGCCGGAGCATCTACAAAACGTCATGTGCGGTAAAACACTCAACCACACAGACGGAACCGTATCGTGGTGCACACGCAAACCAGGACACGACGGCGACTGCCGCACAGGATGGCAGCCCACCACACAACCCCTAGGACATCATGGCAACCAAAACTGAAACCCTTATCCAACGCTACGGCAACAAGGCTGCCGACGTGCTCGCCGACAAAACCATCCCCGCCTCATGGCTAGCAAAACAGCTCACCCAGGCAGGATACCCCATCTCCGCCACCGTTATTAAAGACTATCGCCGCAAACAAGCCAACACCACACAGAAAAAAGAAGAGGAAAACCAGTGATAGACAATATAGACCGGCTACTCACACAGCTAGCCAACCACGATAGCGAAGCAGACACCATCCGCGATGATCTCGCAAACGGCACCGTACGCCGCACACGCATCTCCGAATGGACACTCCCCAACGGAGAAACAGGCCGATCCATACAAAAAATCATCGACCACCAACCCGCAACCAGCCCCTACCCTGTGGACGAACTCGTCGATAAACTAGCCGAATGGAAACCCCCAAAACCCGAACAAGACACCCACACCGACTACAGCAATATTGCGTTCGTGGTAGGGGCGGGAGACTTCCAAATCGGTAAAGGCATCCCCGGCGGAGAAACATCACACTTCGCCGACGACTATTTGCACTCCCTCATAGTCGCAAAACACTACTGGCAACAGGCAGGCAAACCGCAACGAGTCCACATCGCATTCCTCGGCGACATGATCGAAGGATACGTGTCACAAGGCGGCAACAACGCCTGGCGCACACAAACACCCCTGACGGAACAAATCAGGCTCACCCGCATGGCCATGATGCAACTCGTACACATGTTCGACCACTGCGCCAACGTCACCATCACATCCATCCCCGGCAACCACGGTGAAGCAGTACGATTCGGTAAAGGCGTCACCACCTACGATGACTCCTTTGATGTAGACTGCTGCCGCGCCATCGCAGAAGCCTACCAGCTCAACAACCAATACCCCAACCTACACTTCCACTTCCCCAGCCGAGACGAAATGACCACCACAGTCGACGTGGCCGGCACACAAATCCTGCACGCCCACGGGCACCAATGGAAAACCGGCAAACAATACGAATGGTGGCGTGGCCAAGAATTCCACAACGGCACCACATCCCACATCCTCATGGCCGGGCACCGGCACCACCTAGAAATCTCCGAGCAAGGACAACGCACCTTCATCCAATGCCCATCCATGGAAGGCGAATCCGTCTGGTACCGGCACCGCACAGGCGCCACAGGCAACCCCGGACTCGTGTGCTACACTATCCACAACAAAACACCAAACAACTATCAGATAGCGAGATGAAATAGTGCCATGAGCAGACGACCAACAAAAGCAGACCTGGCCACCACTGCATCGTGGGTGTGGGCCACAGACCATCATCTTCGCACACTCAACCGGGCATGCACCAAAGTAGCCACACACTACCCCGCAATCAGTGCAGACGACCTGTACCAAGACTCCCTACTATATATTGCGGTGCGGGAACAATACCACAACCTAGACAACAAACACTACACCAAAATGTGCTACAGGGTAGCCAAACGGCTAGCCAACAAAACCATACAACACCTCGACCAGCCGAAACCTTTATCCGACATTATTCATCTAGCCGACAACCAAACAAGCATTTAAAAGGAGAACCCTCATGGTTAAAACCATCCTCGACGACGGAACCCAAACCACCATACTCCAAACCGTAGGCGCCACCACCACAGCAATCATCACCAACACCGAAACACCCGAAACCATCACCGCCAAATACACCATCTCTAAAAACGGCACAGCCACCTACAGTATCAGCGGCAACACCTACCTCGGCGACCATCAACACATTATCAAACTCATGTACGACTACTGCCACTGTGTGGGACGATTCGACACCACTAACACCAGCACCCCAGACGATTTTGACAACCTATTCAAGGGGTGACCAGTGAACAAGACCTACACCACCGCAGATATTATCCAGGCAGCCCAATGGATTTGGAACGGCGGCCCATGGAAACCGAGCGTTGAACCGGGCATGCCACCCCCACCAACCGCGCCACAACATCACGGCAACAACATCGTCTCCATGATCGACCTGCAGCTAGCCATCGACGACTACACCCTATCCTGCGAACCAGCCAAACAGCGAAAACACCTAGCCAGGCTAGCCGCATTCCGTGAAGTATACGGGTACGATCAAACCTATTCGGTGGCAGCCCAACGACTCGGGGTGACAAGACAGACGGTGAAACAGTGGGCAGACCAAACACTCATCACCCTAACAGGCTACGCAAACAGTAGATACTATCCAAACGATAACGACAACAACACAGGGGTGAAATAAAACCATGAACAACACAACCAATATCCCCTACACTGCCCTCAAAACAGCGGTACACCGCATCATCCAACAACAGCCCACCAACATGAACCAGCTAGAAAACATTGTTGACGGTGTCGAAAACCAGTACAGTATACCAATCTCACTCGAAAATGTAAACCTTACTATTAAAGAAGTCAGCCTCGACGATCTTGCTATCGACCAGGACACGCTAGACGAGTGCAGCGAAATTTTGTGGTGCTGCGACAGTGCAGGACATCCAAACAACAGCAACACCAGTGGCATTCCATACGACACGCGGGCAATCCAGGAAGCCATAGATTGGCTGGCAGGAATCGCATACCAGGCCAAACTACTGCAAGCGGAGGCCGACGACATCATGTGGTCTATCACCTGCCACCGCGACAACCACAAAAATGTTATCGGCCAGGATGTTCTAGACCAGGCCAACGATACTATCTCCGCCTGCCTCCGCTTGTATCAGATGCTTGAGGAAACCATCAACAACAACGAATCATAGAATACTGTAGACACAAAAATAGTGCCCCAGCGGCAACCACCACACGATCGTGGCAGCACCGCTGGGGCACACACATATTCAATTATGCAACAGTAGACTCTACCGTGCCAACCTCAGACTCGGCGGCACGCTTCGGCTCATAGCCGGCAAGATCAGCATCGTCTACAGGCTCGATCATGCCAGGATCCGACACATCAACCATGTGCGGCTCAACCATGCCCCCATCGTCGGGTGGAACAAGCCCAGCATCCACAACCGTGGTTTTAGGTTTGCCGGCCACAAACGACGGGCTACCAAACGATGTAGCAACCGACAGTATTGCAGCAACCCCGGCCGTGATCAGGGCAGACTCCCACGGCAAACCGCGAAACGACTCCGCAGTATACGTGACACCCGCCGTCACCCCCAACACCGCAACAAACGTTTGCACAAAAGTCTTAGCCGCCCGCTCCAGTAAACCTAACCAAAACTGTTTACCCACAACAAACCACCATCACTTTTTCAAACCGTTAACAGCAGACTCGAGCCTGTCAATACGGCTGCGACACTCCAGCACGTAATACCAGATGCTCCACAAAGCATCCTTGGTGCGCCACAACTTCCCCGTCACCGGATTCTTCACCCACGACAGGGCCTCGACACGTTTACCCAAATCACCATTCTGTACCTGCACCACACCAACATCATGGTGCAGCTTATTCACCGAACCAGTAAGCTGAGCAGACAATTGTTTAATCTGATCATGCAAGGCTTTCACATCAGCCACAGTTAACTCCCCACTATCTCCACTGCCGCCGTTGACGACGGCCATAAACCTGTCCCACGGAAACCACGGCCCAGGATCATCATGATCCGACTGATGCCACGCATCCGTCACATCCACGTGGCCGCACACACCACGCCTGCCAGCCTTCAAATCAGCCACAGACAGCTTCCTCTTCGGAACACCATGCTTGTCACACAAACGTCTACACAGCACAGCCGCACGCTCCACGGCAGGCCACACCCGATGATCCAGCCACTGCTCCCTCGTGTAAGCATGCCCCGGTACCCGGAACGAGGCGTGCGAACCCCCATCCGCGCAAATCTCTATACCCAAACTATGCGGATTCGGCGGGGCATGCCACCCAATCGTAGACTCACTCAAACATTGCACCGTCTCACTAATATCGCACACATAATGCGCCGAACCACCCGACGATGGGGAAGCAAAATAGTTTGCTGTAGACACCGCCCTCCCTTTACGTGAGGCGGACGGAAACCCCACATCCGGGCACGTCGCATGAATCACAACCCTATTCACCGGACTATTCGAGCCGGCCGAGTGATGCGCCGCAGGAATAAACCTCACCACACACCACCCCCAAACACTACCATCACAGCCACTCCTTTCTATTTGTGGGATGATATGGTTACTATAGGCGACGGTTTCACACCCTGGCAGGCCACCGAGCCCGATATCGTGGAAGCCACACCGTCACTATATTTCACAACCAGGCGGCCCCCGGAACAGTACACAGACACCACCGAGCGGCCATCCTTGCCATCTTTACCATCGGATCCGTTCGCACCGACGGGGCCGCGCTCACCCCGTTCACACTGTGCACCTTGCGGGCCGGCAGGACCTGAAGGGCCCACATCACCGCGCTCACCGGCCGAACCATTCCGACCATCCGCGCCGTCAACTCCATTCACACCGTCAGCACCTGCACGGCCCGGAACACCATTATGGCCATCCGATCCATTCACACCAGGCAACCCGTCAGGACCTTTCACACCATTCAAACCGGGAGAACCCTGCGGACCAACAGGGCCAACCAGCCCAGCCGAACCATTAACACCATCCCGGCCGCGCTCACCTGCAGGGCCTTGCGGGCCGCGTACACCGGCAGGACCCGGCACACCCTGCACACTCCGCTCAACACGCTGAGCATCCACACACAAACCAGACTGGTGAAGCCGCGCAGACTCCCCCCCACCCGAAGCACACGCCTGCTTCACACGGGCAGCCAAACCTTTAGCCGCCGTACCATTAGACTGGGCCCTCGCCTGCTCCGAATCCCGCTCAGAGGATACAGCCCCGAAACGCAAAGCACCCGCAGCGACCACAGCCAACAACACAAGCGACAAAAACAACAACACCAGTGAAGCCTTCTCAAAATTGCGGCGCTGCCGCTTCTCCTCCTCCAACTCCCTCAACCCTACTCACCTCCACCATTAACAGTATCTTTCAAAAACTCGGGCAAATCAGGAAGATGCATCGGCTCCACATCATCAGGAAGCCCGGCGTTAAACCGGCGAACCTCACGCCGCACACCCCACGTATACTCTTCCATCGCATCCACCTGGGCCGACAATCGGCGCAAACGCTTCCTCGATTTAGACGTGACCGCCTGAACAGAACCCAAAACCGTGGCCAACGCGGTACAAATAGAGGCCACCAGTGCAGGAGTAAACCACGACACCACAGCCCCCCAACATTACAGCATCAACCCTGGCAGCCCCATCACACGCCAACCGCAATCCAATTAGCTATCGCAGGCACACCATTCGGCTTAGACCCGTCATTCGTAATAAAAGCTAAATCAAACTTCTGATTAGTAATATTGTAGGCTTTCACATCGATCTGCTGCGTGCCCCCCGCCGCTGTAGCCATAGACGCCACCACAACAGGCGGGCTACTAAACTGGCGATCAAACGGGATCGTGTAAGCATACACAGCAGAACCGCCAAACGTGATCGACTTAGAACCCGTCTCAATCCTGGGAGACAACAACATCCACTCGCCGGCATGATTAGCCCACACGGCACCCGAAGGAACCATCACACGGTCACCCTCCACAGGGGTAGGGTCACAGGCTGCAGACTCGCCAAACGCCACACGGGCCGCTATAGCACGCCTATCCAGCAGCTGCTGCAACCCGTTAGACGACAACACCAAAGTAGCTAGCAACTGCTGATGGTACACGCCAGGCTCGGCACGCAACACATCCCTGGCCCGCTCCGCACGGCCACCGGGAACAATCTCCAACTTGGCTGTGTTCTGCTCCCAATCCCGCGACAACACCACATAGTCGTAGCGGGTCTCGCCAGGGCCCGGAAGCTGCCCCGTCACCGTCTCAACACTATTCGACGTGCACATCACCCCGTGAGCCCAAGCCTGCCCCGGCAGGACCTCACACAACACTGTGGCACCCTGAATCGTAGTGCCGACACGAAAATCGTCCGGCCCTTTCACAGACGGCATATTACCCATCAGACCAGACATTTGAGCCCAATCATACTCGGTCAACACACCATCAAACCCTTTACACACAATACCCACAACAAACCCCAATCACTTACTAAAACTTTTGCAAATCCCGCACACCCGCAGCCAAACCAGCCACACGGCGAGCCAACAGGGCCGAAGGATTATCCTCATAATCCCCCGCAACCGGTGTCACCTTCGTCCAACCATCACCAGGCGATACACACTCCACATCAATCTGCCGCACAATCTCCGCAATAGGGCCAGAACCCACATCCACATAGATAAGATCACCCGGCATCAGATTGCCTGGCCCAAACCGCAACACATCCGACTCCGTCAGCTCGATCTTAAACCCCGACGTAGCCCCCGACTCGGACAGCACCTGCTCAGCCTCATCGATGAGATGCACATGTTCAGAATCCGTGTTACGGGCATCCTTAAACACCTCGACACGATCAAACCAATCCCCCTCAGCCATAGAATCAACATCCTCACAAAACAGCCGATCCTTACCCTCGCCGCGGCCACCAACCACCACCGACGTAGCCTTCGGGGCGTCACGCACATACTCCCACGACACAATCGAACCAGACTCGGCAGTCAACACATGCTTCCGCGTCACAGCAGGCACACAATCAAACACCAAACCCCGCTGATCAAACTTCGCATTCTCAAACTGGTTCACCGAAACAGTCATCCGAGCCCACGACAACACCGGCAACAACTTATCGGCAAACACGTGAAACCGCACCTGAAAATCATTAATATAGCGGCCACGACTCTCATCATCGTTCATAAACAAACCAGGAGGAAAACGCCAAGCATTATCCCCCAACACCTGCTTAGCCACCGACTCAGCCGCACCCGAATAGTGGGCATAATCCCTGTCGGCACGCCACTCCATACCAACCAAACCAGGACGATAATTCACAGGCCACATCAACATACGCCACAACAGGCGAATATCATCCTCACACGTGATAGTCACCCGCGAAGAACGCCACGGACCAACACCATGAACCCGACGCACAGGCCCAGAAAAAATCTGGCCACCACCATAATCAACAACCAGCCGTGCACCAGGCTTCGTCAACCCGTCAAGTCTAGAATGATCACCAGACACCACCAACTCCAGTGTAGACAAACCATTCCACTTCAACGACAACTTCAACGACTCAAAAAAATTGATAGGCGCCACACGACGATAATCCGGCGTAAACAATGTTACATGCGGAACAAGACCAGCCATCAACTATTCACCAAGCCCTCAAAAACCTGTACTGCACCGACACAACAATGGCACCCAAACCAACCATCTCAATATTCACACTCTTAGAACCGCCAGGCGGGATAGGGGCAAACTCCCACTCGGTTAAACGATCCATCACATCCTCAAACCCATCCAACAAAGCAGACTGCCGGCGAGGATCCGTATCAATCGTAATCCAATCAAACTCCTCCACAGGATAATCAGAAGACACACGCAAACCATCAATCTGCACAGACCACGACTCCAAAGGACCCTCAACACGAATCACAGGCCACGCAGGCACATCACCCTTATTAGACAGGTTATCCCAACCAGACCCCACACCAGGAGTCAACACCACAGGAAACGCCGTGCCATCCTTGCCGACGGGGCCGCCACCCAACCAATCCTGCCACTTCGCGTTACTAAAACGAAACTTTTGCTCATCCCCATACCAAAACGGGTCATAAGCTGTCAAATGAAGCACATAACGCGCATAACCCCTGTTCACCGGATCAACCGTAAACGTGTCATCCACCGAATCAAACCGACACTTCAACACACGCTCAACACCGGCGGGAGTCTTCACAGACAACTCCCCCTCCTCGCCCGGAGGAAACGCAGACCACAACTCGTCATAGGCTTTCAAAAAACCGTCACGAAACCCGCCAGCCGGATCCGGGTCAACACCCGACACCAACACCGGCAGCGTCACCTCGCGAGGCTTCACATTAAACCCGCGCCACTCCGAGCCGTGCACCCCAACATGAGTTTGAGAAAAATGCTCAACCTCAGGCACACCCAAACCGCGCAACGAATCATTCAACAACATGACAGGAGACGCACCCGTATAATCCGTCAAATGAAGCACACGCTCCCCACCAAACAGCGGATCCATCAACCACGTCACAGTCAAACCAGAACGATCCGACGGGTCAGGAATAAACATGAACAACACCCCCAATCACATGTAAGCCAACGCGTTCAAAGCGTCACGCTGCTGCCGCTCAATCCGCTTCGCAAACTCGTTCGGATCCCCATACGTGGGTCCATTCACATTCACCACAACACTCTTATCATTCATACGCTGATACCTGCCATACGGGGTAAACGAACCCACAGACGATCGCACACCAAACCGGGCATCAACCGCATCAGGAAGCCGACCAGCCACACCCGACATAGCATCCAACGCCAAACCAGCATTACCGGTGATCCCCTCAGCCAAACCGGCAACCACCTGCCGGCCAACCTGGTCACGAAACACCCGAGACGGGGAATGAATACCCAACACCGACTTCGCCGCATTAGCAACTTGGGAACCCATGTTACGCACCGTATCCAACAGGCCACTCATAGCATTCCGGATACCATTACCCAAACCAGACACCACATCACGGCCAGCAGACACCAACAAAGACCCCATATTACCAAGCGCACGCCGAATATTGCCAGGCAAATTCCGGAAAAAACCCAGCACACCATGCACACCACTAGACACCGCAGACCCCATAGCATGCATAGCAGAAGAAGCCGCACTCCGGGCACCATTAAACCCGCGCACAGCACCACTACGAACCCTAGACGCCATCGAACTGAAAAACCCGCCAACAGCAGACGCCACCGAAGACACAACACTCCGGATAGCATTCATCGCAGAAGAAACAGCGCCACGAGCCGCGTTAAAACCAGACCTCACATGGGAGGCAACCGACAAACCAAGCCGCGTAAAAAACCCCACAACCGCGGCAACACCGGCAGAAATGATCGACTTGAAACCGTTAATAAACGCCGACGTAAACGATTTGATATGATTCCAGCCATTCTGGATGGCCGTGCCCATAGACCTCACGCCAGACACTGAATGATTCACAATCCACGTAATAGTACGAAGAATAGCGCCAATAACCTTAGCCTCAAAAACGATAACCGCAGCATAAATCTTGGCAATGAATCCAATCACCGAAACATAAATCGGCATAACAACCGGAATAATACGGGCCACCACCTGTAGCACGGCACCAACAACCTGCACCACCACACGCATAATCGACATGATGACTGGTATCAACGACCGGATAAGACCGATGATAGGCGGCAGCACAGACATGACAGCACCCAAAATCTGCTGAATCACAGGCATCAAAACAGGCACCAACTGCATGATTACGCCAACAACCTGCCGTATCACAGCAACAACAGCCTGCAACACCGGCATAAGCGCAGGCAGCAACATTGCAGCAACCTGCGTCACCGCACCAATAATCTGCGTGATCACAGGAACCAGCCGAGCAACCAACATACCAATCACAGGCATCAACTGTGCAGCCAGCCCGGCAACCAAACCAATAATCTGGGCAAACACTGGCGCCAACCGTGCCACCAGCCCGGCAACCAAACCAAACACAGGCTGCAAGGCGGCCATAATCTGACCCAACGCCTGACCGACAACACCAACAAGCTGCATAACAGCGGCACGAAACTGGGCGTTCGTAGCAAACATGGCAGCAAACAAGCCGATCACAATACCAACAGGGCCACCCAGGGCGCGAAACACGCCGCCAAGCCCGCCGGCGGCACCCTTCAAAGCACCAAAAGACGGCAGTAGATTCTTCAACGACACAGCCAACGGGGCAAACCCCGCAACAAGCTTCCCCACACCGGCAGCAACAATACCAAACACTGCGGTACCGCCAGCAAACATGGCACCCAAATTCACTTTAGGGACAGGCAAATGCAACCTTGCAAAAATGCCCTTCAGCTGCTCCACCTTGGCGCGCATCTGTGCATTCATTCTCGTGATCATGCCCGGCATACGGTTAATCCACGCCAAAATAGACGGCATCACCCGCTGAATCCCCTGATCAACCGACGCAAACATCGGCTTCACAGAATCCGTCACCGACTTGATAACCGGATTCAACGCAACAAAAATCTGCCGCAACCCGTTAAGAAACGGCGCCATAGCCGTAGCACCAAGATAACCCAGGGCGCCCTTAACATTCTTCATAGCGCCCTCAAACGTCTGACCAGACGCCTGCGCAGCACCACCCATGCCAAGCTTCATCGCAGCCGCAAACGTGGCAAAATCAATCTGCCCCTTCGACACCATCTGCGACACCTCAGCCGACGTTTTACCAGTCTGCCTGGCAAGCAAAGACAGCACAGGAACACCCGCCATCGTAAGCTGCAACATGTCATCGCCCTGCAACTTACCGCGAGCCATCACAGACGTAAAAATAGCGCCCGTATCCTGAAACGACTTACCCGAAATATAAGACACATCGGCGACAGTCTTCAACACATCCGTCATCTGCCCGCCAGACTTCACACCAGAAGCAGACAACGCCGCCGCAGTAGAAGCCGCATCACCCAACGCATACGACGTACCAGTCACAGCCTCAATAGCCGAATTCATAATCGAAGACGTGTCAGAAGACGTATGACCCAAACCAGTCAACTTAGCCTGAGCCTCATCAATAGCCATAGCGCGAGCAATACCGCCACCAATAGTCACATCATAAATCGACTTGAGGCCCTTCTTGGCAACATTGATAGCACCCACCATTGCGGCGCCACCCAAAGCCAACTTCATACCCTTAGCAAAAAGACTACCCGAACGCTGACCCTCAGCAGGCATAACCCCGGAAAGCTGTTTACCAACATCCGCCTTCAAACCAGGCATCTTCGTATACAACGACACATATGCGGAAGCAATCTCACCAGACATACACTATTCACCCCATAATATTAATCTCGCGAGACACCCCGCCACCGGCACGAACACGCGCCAAAATATCGTCCACCTGCCCAGACGTAAACCGGGCCCTACGCTCATCCGTAGGCCTCGCCACAGGCTCCGGCTGCCCCTCACTATTAGCAGACCTGTAATGATCCAACATGTCCAGCACAGCCCACTCGCACCACTCAAACGGGCGCTGCCAACCATTCAGGTGGGCCGCCAACTGGCTAGACGTATCGGTACACAACACACCAGCCAGCCGGACAGCCTCACCCCAACACATCACCGGGCCACCAACATCATAAACCGAGCAACCGAACCGGGTCCTCCAATCATATTCGATGGCCCCACGATAATCATCAATCAGGCCGTGGAGCCAAACTATTCCCCCAGGGAGGCACCCTTACCTTCAGGCTTGTATTCCATCCACTCACGGAAAATCTCGGCAACACGAACCATGGGAAGCCCCTCAAGGGCCTCCACCGCATCAGCCGGGGCGGCAGCCTCCAACATAGAAAACATCACCTCAACCTGGGCGAAATCCGCAGACTCCCCCGACTGGGCAATCTTAGCTGCACGACGAAACACGCGGGCAGGAACAGCCTGAGCCGTCTCCTCCGCATCCGCCAACACCCAGCTACGGTCACCAATCTTCAACGTGAAACCAGTGTCACTCATCTATCAACAATCCCTCAAACTATGTGTATCAGTTATTAGACGGCGGATTCGGATCCGGCTGAGGCTTCGGAGAAGGAGGAGTATCAGCTTTTAAAGCCGTCATCCACCCCCGACCAGACACCGCATTACCAGTCTTATTAATCTGGGCAGGATACGCCTTCAACGTCACACCATACCCGTACACTTCGCCATTCTTGCCCTTAATCTCGTCACGATCAATGAGCTCAACCTCAGGGAAATAGTAGCGAATAACCTGATCGCCATCCACAATATCCATCAACAGGGCGTGAACACCCGTCGTGGCACCCGGAGAAATATCGAACGAACCCGAATCGGATCCGGCAGTAACCTTCGACTGCCAAAACAGTTCGATAACCTCTTTCTTGGATTCGATCAGCTGGAAAGAAATCTCGATAGAAGACTCGGTAGCAACCGTGCGAACAACATCCGCATTCTGCCAAGCCTTCAAATCATCCGTTTTACGCTCAGGCTTAATCTTAAACCCGTCATCCGACAGATACCCTAAAGCTGTAAGCCCGGAAGGAACCGCCTCCACACCCTTAATAGTATCACCCGCGTGCGCGTCACCAATATAAACATCGCCAGTAACCGCTGAACGAACATTAGACGCTTTACGTGTTGCAGCCATCACAACCCCCATTAAATATCAAACAATTACATTAAAACAAAAACAATAAGCTTATTCAGACTCCGCAGGCCTACATATCAGCTCGAACAGCGAATACACATCAAAACGTGCACCATCAACCAGCAAATCAGGGCCAGTAGACCGTTTACAGTACACCACAGGATCACCGTCCACACCATCAGCCAGAACAGCCTCCACACGACGCGCCAAAGACATAGCCCGATCAGGCGTATCAGAAAACACGTTCACCCGCAAAAACACTCGCTCACGAACATGCAACTGCGGGCCACCATCAAGAGCCAACCAAATAAGGTCACCCTCAAACCGGTCAGGCACCGTCCCCGTACACGGTATCCCAGACAGCCAGCCATCATCCTTGAGCACGCGTTTAGCCCACACGCGAGGATCACCGTAAACGATCACGACGCAGCCCCAATCGACCTCGCCAACGTGCCATGCTTCGCCTCAATCCTTTTACCACCCTTATAGGTGGTGCCAATACGGGCCACCGCCTCAACCCGGTGAACCTGCACCTCCGACGACAACCCTGCACGATACTGGGCCTTATCGAAAGCGTTCCCGCCCACATTCGCCGAGGCCGCACGCTTGACACGCTCGCCACGCTCAGCCAACATGCCCTGCACCCCAGAAGACTTCAACACCTCACGAATACCAGGCAAGTTCAGCTTCACATTCACACCCTGAGCCACTACCCATCAGCCCTTCTTACGCTTCACATGAATCTGCGTACCAGCATCCCAGCCAGACATCGGATGATGCCACACCACAGGAGACCCGTCAGCCTCCCACACAACACCCCGAATACGCCACCGGCAACGATAATCAGCACCCACAACAGGCTGCTTGAACAGCATCGACCAATGCTCATAGTCAGAGTCACGGCCTGCCGCCTCATCCTCCTGCGAAACGGAAGCATAGATGGCCACGTTATGGTACACAGTCTCGACAGGCTTAGACCAGTCTTCCACCTTGTCACCAAGATCATCGACACGAACAGTCGGCTGAAGCATCACAACCGTTTCACCGTAAGGAAAACTGGTCATATCATATCTCCCACAAAGGGCCAGCGTAGCCGTTAATATTCGACCCGCACGAGCAACCCTCACCCCACACCGTGGAACACACCTCAGAATGATTCACACTACTCCTCATGGTCGGTGTAATAGTGAACGCTTTACCAGCCCCACCATCACCCTCACACAGCTTCTTCAACGCGGCAATCTCAGAAGGCCACAACAAATTCGTGGGAGTACTAGACCGTGTAGTCTGAGCAAACGGGCCCGCAGACTCATACTGCACCTGACCCGACACGCCAGTATCATTCCAGCGCAACAAAGCCCTGCGCAGAATAGCCTTAGCGGCATCCTTGTATTTGAAATCCGGTTTAGCGATACAGGGGGCGACACTGATAGCCACAGCCTCCACATCAGCAATCATCGCCTCAAGCTTCTCTCTAGGAATATCAGCGAAAGGCTCAATATCCTCAGGCTTCAAAATGATACCCATCAACACCACCCCCTGCACATTGACACATCACCGCAACAAATGAATCAGTTCCCGGCCGGCGGATTAGGCTTCGGGGCAGCCTTCTCCTTCACAACAGCAAACGAATCAAGCGACTCGATAGCCACATACAGCACAGCCTCGGCGCGAACCATAACCTCATTATGGCCCTTCAGGTCACGCCCCGTCTGATCCGGGTCGCCATACTCGATCAGTTCGATCGGGAAGTTACGCTGGAAACCCCAATGAACACGCGAGAAATCACCAACGATAGCCTTAACACCCGACGTAGGCGACATCTCAGGGGCGCCAGAAACAGTCGAAGAAGCACCAACATTCAAGCCACGCCAATTATCCAAACCAGCAAACCCGGCGGCAGGATACATAGGCTGGCCGGCAAGCGGAGACCCCTTCGGATACACTTCAGTAGATAGGGCAAACGAGAACGCCGGATCCAAAGCAACACCGTTAGGAACCTGCAAACCAGCACCCGCAATCAAACCAACAGCCTTAACAAGATCGGTCGTAGCGCTATCGGTGGCATCAACCGTCTTCTTCGTCTTATCCAGCGACACCTTGACAGCAGCAGCAGGCTTACCCGTAGCAGGATCAACACCATGGAAAGCAATAAGATCAACAGCGCGACCAATAGAAGCACCAAGAGCGGGAGAAATCAGATCCTGCAAAACACCCAGACGGTAATCAGCATCAGCCCACATAAACTCGTCCGAAACACGCTGCTGAGTCACAACCTTGATAGGCTGCGCAGTAAACGCCGAAACATCAACAGACGCGGAAGGCTTAACCTCGCCCTCACCAACAATCTTGGCGCGAGGAACACCACTAAACACGGCACCCTTAACAGGGCCGAAAATAGTCGGCTGCTCCGGCGACAGTTTCGCCAAAACACCAGAATCGATAGCACGGTCACGAACCGCACCAATCATAGAACCAGGAAGCTCAAGCTTCCCTGCAGAAAGAAAATCGTCAGCCATCAGAAATCATCTCCTAGAATTATTGACAAGAGCATCCACAAACGCGACACCCTCACGTCGTTTAACATCATCAACGGGGGCACTCCCCGCAAGACGGCGCACACCCGCGCCACCACTACTATGGTCGATCAAACCCTTCAAAGCTTTCGCAGACTCGGCAAGCGACTCCTTATCGCCACCCGACAAGAAAGCGATCGCATCACTGGACAAACCATACTCTGAAGCCACCTCGCGCTTCACACCCTCAAGAACAAACCCGTTGATCCTGTTTTCGAGTTCCTCATTCTTGCGGCGAAGCTCATCAATAGTAGATCCAGAATCACCATCCGAGGCGCGAAGCTTCTCCAACTCGGCGAAATTACTTTTAGCACGAGACTCCCACTTACGGGCCTCCGCCTTCCAATCAGTCCCCGGCGATTTACCCTCGCCTTCATTCTTCAACTGATTGTTGGCTACCTCCTGCCCGCCATCGTCTTTTACTGTATCAACAATGCCGTTATCCTTTCCGGACTCCACAACATCATTGTCAACATTCTGTTCCTCAACTTTTTGATCGGCCATAGCCTAACCCTACACTCCTTGCGGAAAACAACACAACATTGTTGACCCCCATGCGGGAGACAACCCTGTGCACCGATAACCGGCGGCGCACAACCGGAAACCACATCAAATTATCTCATGCCGCCAACAGTACGCATAGCCTTCAAAATATTGCCAGGCGACTGCTGCAACCCATGATCATCAACCCACTCACGGGCCTTCTCATACGTCCTCTGATACTCGGCATCAGCCCTATTTGGTTCCCAAGGGCCAACAACCTCAACCACCGTACAGCCGCAATGATCATGATACTTCGAACCAAACGGACGCTTACCACCACGCTTATGACGCCGCGTATGACCAGTAGTAAGTGCCCTTTCCTTAGTCGTATAATCCGACCTCGTAGCCAACATGGCACAAAAAGCACACGGATCACCATCAGTAACCCGACGCCACGACCTACCCTGCACACCCGCAGACCACTCAACCGTGTCACGACCAGCATTCATGACAGCCCGATTAACACCCGCAGCCATCGCATCAATCGTGTCATTCGCCCTATCCGGGTCACTATTCATAATCTTCATAGTCGAAAACGACCTAGCCAAAGCCGCCGCAGCATCAAACTCGTCATACACAATCAAACCAGGATCCACACCATTCAACCGGCGAAAATCCGACACAAACCTGGCAGCCAACGATGCCGAACCATCATGGCCGGCACGCTCCAACTCCACACACAAACGCACATACTGTGTGTCACTCATCTTCCCGGAATGCCACAAACGACCCAACTCGGCATAATAGCCCGCATACTTCCCAGCAAACCTGACCGCCTCACGCTGATACTCAGTCGCAGCAAGCCTCGACATAGCACCCGAAGCCATCGCCTATCATACCTCGCCAGTTTGCCGCGATATAGCCCCAGCAAGCGCAGCCAACGGATCAGACGACTCAGCACGATGCCTCATCACAGCCTCAACCTGCACATCATCCAAACCCAACATCTCCAACACCGTCCGAGAATCCGCCGGCAAAATACCGGCACCAACAAGCTTCGTCACAGCATCCGCCGTAGCAGCCCGAGTCGGCGTCGACGCATCACGCCAACGCAAACCAACATCACCAAAAAACGCGGCCTCATCAACACTCGAATCAAGCGCCCTGGCAGCCAAAAAACCAACCGACAACCAGCCCTGACCAAACGACGTTTGACGCCGCTCAGCACGCTTCACAAGCCTCGACTCCTCGGCAGCCAACGCCTCACCCGAAGGCGGATTAGACGTAATAAACCCGAAATAGCGCTCCGGAACCGCAGCCTCCCCAGCCGTCAACTGCGCCAACAGTCTCATCTGATCCGAATACGGTGTAGGCGAATTGACAGGAAACGACCCCACATTCGGAGTGTCACCATCATCATCCTTATCCACAGCCCACACAGAAGCCATCGACAGGACCCAGCCAGGCTGCGAAAACTCATCCGCGCTCACGCCAGTCACCCAACGCTGAGGATACGCATAAAAATCACGATTCACAGACTGCCCCAACAGTGTGCGCACAGCCTCATCCGTGTAAGCCCTAATAGACCTCGTAATCTCAGAACGGCCATCAATCCTAGAAGTACGGCGACGATTCACAATAGGCACAAGCGGAACAGCACCTAACACATTCGGTAGACGGCCCGTCTCAACCCATTCACGCGAACCCCGCCGCTCCACCTGAACAATCACATCAGGCAGCAACAACTCCGCCTCAACAACCTCAGGATCACACGTCTGCTGCACCACCAAACCCGCATCCAAACGAGACCCGTCAGCCGAAAACTTGCCCGTACAATTCTTTGGTGACTGCGGACGAACCAACACCGACCCATCATCCCGGGGAATAACAGCCACAAACGACAAACCAAAAATCAGTGCATCCAAATGCACATCACACGACGCAGTAGCAAGCCGATTCGCAGCATACACACCATCCAGGCCGTAGCCGTCACCATTAGTCCAGCCAAGCCAATCCAGACGCTCCTCCAAAGCATCCACAGCTATACCAGGCCACGACACCACCGTTTGCACACGCTGCAACTCCGGAGGAATAGCCACCCCCAAATCACGCACCCGGCTCGAGCCCTCATAGTAGCCCTCAATGCGACAATGCCACGAAGACAACCTTTGGATACGATCGTACATGCCCTCAATCAGAGCCAACTCATCCGAGTTCATACCACAGACACCCGCTTCCTACCACTACGCTCCCGACGGCCACGACGAACACGTTTAGCCCCCAAAAACGCCAAAGACACAGCCTCCAAAGGAACCTCAGAACCATCCTTAAACGAGGAACCCCAACCCCACGCAGAGCCTTTCTTTTTCTGAACCGCCGACCTCACAGCAATATCCAACATATCGCGCCTCGAATCGGCACGAGGATGACTGATCACACCCGACCTGACACCCTCCAAAAACGCCTGACACGCCTCCACATAGGTGCCAGTATCGGCCACAATCACGCCACAGCCCGGAACACCACGATCCGTCAACGCCTTCTGCAACAACACCGCACCAGACCCGGCAACCATGATCCGGTCAGTATCACCCCAACGAACCGCCAACCAGTCAGCCAACCGGCCCACACCATCAACAATCGTCCCCGACAGTCCATCAATAACCTCAACATGAACCCCAGCATCAGTCCGGCCAGCACCCGCCAAAGCAACCCGATCCCCAGAACGAGAAAACGAGACACCAAACACTTTCCCGCCAACCAGACGCGCCTCAACCACAGCAGACTGAGCCCACTTATCCGCCGGAATCACAGACGTAGCAGACTGGCCACGATCCCACCAGCCAAGCCGCTCCCGAGCAAACCCGGCAGCAGACATCGACTCATGCTCATCGCTTACGGTCCCAAAATTCAGGCGACGACCCAACGCCGGATTCGTATCCCCCGCCAACTTCCGCCACTGCCGCGACACATCCTCCGGATCAGACTCGTCAGGAATCGAAAACTCCGTCCACGCAAACCGTTTACCACCCGACAAAGCCTGCCCACGCAAACGCAACACAACCGAACCATCCGCCAACGGCCCAGGCGGCGTACCAAGGAAAATCTGCTGCGGATCACCAGACGGGGCAGCACTTACCGTAGGAAGCAAAGCCTCCAACTGCTCATCCGACAACTCCTGAGCCTCATCACACACCAAATCATCAACCGTAAACCCGCGAGCCGAACCACGAGAACGGGCCACAAACTCAACCGAACCCCAACCCGGACAACCACACTTACGCTCAAACGTGGCACAATCCGGATGATGCAACACAATAGCCTCCTGACCATTCGTCGCACGAATCGACTTCACCATACGATACAAGTCAGGAAACTGCCGCTCATTCTCAAAAAACGACCTCAACCGCATAAACGCCTTACGAGCCGACTTCAACTCGTGAGCCGTATGCAAAATACGGCGACCCTGAATAGTCGCCTTAAACAACTCCACAACCTCAAGGATAGCATTCTTGCCATTCTGGCGAGGCACAAACACCCCACACACACCCGAAGCAAGCCTGCCATTGCCACCGACAGCAAGCCAATCATCCAACACCTGCTGCTGCCACGGATCAGGCGTCAACCCATACGCCCGCCCCAACTCCCCAGCATCACCGCCAGCAGACACCGAATACGCCGCAGCCACCCGATGACGAGGAACCTGAGACCCAACAACACCAGACACCTAATCAGGCCCCCTTGCGCTTCCTATACCGGTCAATCATCGCCACCGCAGAACCCCCACCACGGCCACCAGACACCACATCAACCGAATACCTATCCAACATACCCATAAAAGCCTTCACATGAGCACGAAGCGAAGCCACCAAATCCGCGCGACCCTCACGCCACACACAATCATGAATCACCGCAGCATCCATGAGAAACAGCCACTCCTCATCAGACACAAACCCAGCACGCGGATCCTCACCCCACACACGCCACCAACGACGCGTCTCCCCACACCAATCACGACTATCAGGAAGCTCAGGCTGCACAACACTCACCACCAACACAAAAGTCGACAAACAGACAAATCCACAAAAGGGAGGTATTTCACT